TTACAAAAAAAGAAATATTAGATTCTTTAAAAGACTTTTCTTCTTTTGAATTTAGAATAAGAACAGATAAAGATACATTATACCGACCTCAACAAAGACTGCCTATTGATGAGAGTGCAGGAGACTATAAGAAAATAGGTTATGCTGAAGTAACTTTACATGCTCCCATAGATAATACTGTGCCTTCTATACAAAAATTTGCAGACAAACACTTTAAGGGAAATACTATAGGACATGCTAGATCTTCTTTTGTGTATAACGATAAAACTAAAGAGTCGGCTGTTATGCCTGAAGAGGTACAAGGAGATCTTCTTCAAAACATTGGAAAAAAAGTAGATGTCACAACGGATAGATTAACTAACATACCTACATATGATAATTTTCAAGAGACAACTTTGGTTGGTAATCAAACTATGAGTTTAGTAGGAATTAGAGCAGATACCAGACTAACTAGATCTGAGTCCCCTAGTTGGTTTACTACTTCATTTATAGCACCCACTCGATCTTATAACAGCCTAAAAGAAAATTTAAGGCTTGAATATTTTCTTATGGAAGATAATGCAATGCTACTTAATAGGATCAAAGAAGGTAGAGTTCCACTAGATGAAGAAGTTGCTAATGCTATAGGAAGAGATAAAGGTATAATGAACATTGGCTCTCCAGATGCAATGAGCAGAATGGATGACAACAAAAGTAGACTTATATCACAATTATTTGCTAAAGGTTTTTCGCCACAACGAATTAGCGAAACGGTAAGCAAGTATTTTGGTACAACTAGTTCTAAGCAAAAGGGTCAAAGTTTAACTGAAAGACAGGTACAATCATTTTTAAAAAGAGAGAAACAAAATAAGGTAGATCATTATAAAGAAGTATTTAATAAAAATTTTATTGGTATTGGAGAGGAAGCTCAAGATATTAGTGGTAGCACTATAACTGCATTTAGTGAGTTACCTAGATTAGGTGCATTAATAGATAAATTAGAAAAAGATTATGCAACAGGTTCGGCTGAAAGACAGCCTTTTTTTACATTGCGATATATGCAAAGTTCTCTTTATGAAACCCTAAGAAATTTAGAACGTAGAGACTCATTTGAATATCAAAGATTAGAAGATGCAACGGGTTTTTCTCAATTTAAAAGTTACGAAAAATTAAGAAAGTTAAATGCACAAAAATTAAAAGATATTCAGAATACTATGCCTAGAACAATGGTATCTAGTTATGACTATAGAAATCCTAGTGCGATACCTGTATTTATGCAACGCTTTGCTGCTCATGGTTTTAACATGACAGAGAGAACAGATATGATTAATAATATTCTTTCTAAATATAATTTGAATTATTTTAGAGGTGCAAATATAAGAAAGGGTCATCAACAAGGACAGGTAAATGATGGTGAGAGAGATAGATTTTTAACTGATGGTTCTACTAATTATGCAGGGCAAATAAAATATCCTGATGGCTCTATAAAAACCTACATGAATGCTAACGAAAGATTTTTAAGATATTTTGATGAAATAAATGACGATAGACAAATAGGAGCTTCTACTTGGTCTGACCACCATCCTGATTATCAAGATCATTTAATTCAAGAAGAATTTAAGTTACCTGATTTTGAAGACGCATATCCAGACATATCACAACCTTTGCCTTATAATTTTGAAGACACTAAAAAGAGAATGAAAAAAATTGTTGATGATTTAAATGAACAATACAACGCTATAAATGCAGCCAGATACAAACTAAGTAAATATTTAACTAAAGCATTGGAACAAGATGCTTTACATAAAATAAATGTAGATCCTATAGGAGATACAACAGGTCCTGATAGCAGACTTACAAATGTTACTATGTGGAGAGAGACTAAAGATAAGCCAGTAGTAGGAAAGGATGCAGGTGATTATGGACGTTACTATGATGATGATATTACTCCTGCACAAAAAGAAGTTATATCGGTTAACTATGAAGGAGATTTTATATATAATCAAAATGCTGTTACACAAGAACGAGATGCCTACAATAGAAAACAAGATGAAATTATAGACTTAGAAAATGATCCACGATTGAATGACCCATCTGGTGATGATGGTCTTTCTGAACAACTAGACGAGTTATACAATGATCTATCAGATATAGCACTAGATATAGATAAGGCAGAACAAAGAATGTTAAGAGATTTAACAGCAAAAAATATAGGAAATTTTGCTACACTCTTTGACCCATTTGAACATGTGTTTGATCCGAAACAAATAAATGAACTAAAGTTAATTGACTTTGATGAAATAGTAGATGACTATGGAGCAGAAAAAGATCCTAGATTTGGTGCAAGCTTTGTTGCTCATGTAATGCGTGAAGTTACAAAACAAGATTACTTAAATGGTCTAAATGATTTTGGTTATACTGTGTTTAGTGAGCTAGATATGAATAGATTAAAAAATACTCTTAGTAGTGTTGAAGCAAGAAAAACTTCTATGGAAGCATATCAAAGATTAGAAGATTTGTCATACAACCCATTAAAGAAAGATGACTATATTACAAAAGGCTTAAACAGGGTTGTAGAAAGAGATGATTTACCTATAGCAGATAAGTTAGACTTTTTGTACAAAATGGTTATTGGGCAAATGATGCTTGCTAAAAAATTAAAAACAAACAAAGTAATCATACCAAATGCTTCTGAGTTAATTAATTTAAGAGAACAGCCTACTCCCGAACAAATGGTAAAATTAGGAAGATTTAAAGCCAATAGCAGAGAGTTTAAAAAGTATGAACAAAAATATAATGAACCAAGCTATACAAGAGCAGATGGTTCAAAGTACAGTATGAGAGAAAAAAGAAAAGGCAAAGATGATCTCTATAATAAATCAAGAGTGTTACTGATGGATCTATTAAAGAAAAGATTCGGAGATGATGTAAAGATATATGAGATAAAACAAACTTATGACAATCCCCCTAGAGAAGTACCTGCAACAGTCATAGAGTTTAACTTTGACTTTGATCCTGAAAAACAAATGATAAAGATGAGAGAGGGTGGGCTTGTACAGATAGACAATATGCGAGAGTCAATGAATTTGTTTACAGATCCAAAAGCATTTGGTGATGATGAGTATAGACAAGATGCTATACGAGAAGCTTTGGAAGCAGGTGTAATATCATTTAACTTTAACGAAGGGGGAGTGACTGATCCTGCACCTAAACCACCAATGATAGATTATGTAACACAACAAGATTATAAAGAAAGAGCAGGAGAACTTTTTGACAAAGATGATTTATATAGAAAGTATCCCAGTTCTTTTTATGCATTTAGAAAACAGACATTTGACTTTCCAAATTCTGTAGAGCAATCTAAGTTTGAAAAAACTAGTCCAATGTTAGGTAGCTTAGAGTTTGAAGCTGATGTTATTCCGAAGTTTAGAACTACAGCTTTAGGTAAGCTAGGATTCTATAGTGCAAGTGACGGCACAGGAATGCCTGATCCAAAGGTAGAGAAAGCAGACGAAGCTTTAGAAAGATCGCAAGGATCATTCCGTCCATCAGATATGACTATAACATTAACAAATGATCCTGAAGAGGGAAAGAGGATACGAGCATTAAGAAGAATAACATCAGAAAAAAATCCACTAAGAATACCACCATCCTCACTCCCTCATCCTGAGTTAGAAAGAATGTATACTTTAAATGCAGAAAATCCTACACCTGAACATGAAGCTATTCATAGAGCCATATTAATATTACAAAACTATTATGAAAATGATAGAGACTATGTTGTTAAGAAGTATGGTGAAAGAACAGGCGAAGTTTTATTTGATTTATTAAATCCTTCTCCAGAAAACAATTATTTTCAACTATCTAATGAAGTATTAACTGAACAAAATGATGCCATAAGATCAGGTGCTAAGTTTGATTCTGAAACGTATTTACAAAGAACACTTGCTGAGAGAGACGCAGATTTAAGAAACTATAAAGCAAGGTATGCAGATATGTTTAACGAAGAAGATTCATTAGAAAATAATGTAAATCGTATTGTTAGAGCAGGGGGAAAACCTCCTAGACATATATTAAATAGAATAACAAATGTGCCTAGAGAAGAACACGCACAGCTTGCATTAAATATATTTAACATAATAACAGATGAGTTACCTAACTTAGAAGAGTTAGCTAAAGAAAGATTGTATGACAGAAATCCTAGAGGTGGACCTACCTTTGATGCAAGAGGAATAGCAAAGGGAAGTTTAGATGAAGGGTTTTACGATAAGTTAAAAGTAGACAGAGCATCTGGAGAGGGGACAAAAAACTTTCTGCAGAGACAACTACAAAAATTTAGGGATCGAAGAAATTTGAAATCTAATATTAGAGCAAGTGAATCAATGGACTTAGGTGGAAGGTTTTAATTATGGAACAGCAACAGATGGACTTATTTGAAGATGGTGGACTACGTGATCAGGGTGGTGGTAAAGATCCTGTATCAGGTAACGATGTGCCTGTTGGCTCACTAGAAAAAGAAGTACGAGATGATATACCTGCAATGTTAAGCGAAGGAGAGTTTGTCTTTCCTGCTGACGTAGTGCGTTATTGGGGATTAGATCTGTTAATGCAGATGCGTCAAGAAGCGAAGCAGGGACTGAAGAAGATGGAAGATATGGGACAGATGGGTAACAGCGAAGAAGCTACACTTCCTGATGACATGCCATTTAACATGGACGATATAGAAATAGGAGATGAACCTGCGTTTAAGTTTAACGTTGGTGGTCTGGCAGCTGATCCACGATTTGCAACACAGAATGTAAACGTTCCTACATACACAGAAGAAGACAAGAAGAACATGGAAACGGCTGTGCTAAGTGGTATATTTGGTGACATAACCATGAAGCGATATGTCAATGCAGATGGTAAAGTTATATACATACCGTTTATTGGAGACAAACCACAAGCACCTATTCCTGAAGGATATAGCTTAGATGAGTCACCAGTTGTTTCATCTCCATCCACAGCACAAGCCAGTACAGATAGTGGAGGTGGTGGTGGTAGCACATACGACCCTGCTCTCTCCCCTCTTGACAGGGCATTGCAACAACCAGACATGCCAAAGGTAAAGTCTGTTGACATAAATAAAATGTCTCCTGAAGAGCTAGTGGCATACTATGAATCGTTTACTAGCCCGATGGCTAGGTTTGTATCCTATGGTGCAGGACTATTGTTTGGTCCTCTTGTAGGTGCAGGATTAGCTTTAGCTCAACAATGGAGCATTAGAAACGGACCTAATAGTTTTGTGAACACAGAAAAAAGACTTGCAGAATTAATATCTAAAGGTGAGCTAAAAGATGCAGGGCTAATAAAAAGAATAATGGATGCTAGAAAACGTGCTAAAGAAAATGGTGTAGGACCTGTAAGTTTATTATCCAAGATAGGTGAAAAATTAGGCTTGTCAAAAGGACCAAATACTGATATACTTACGCAAGATTTAAGTAATGCTATTAAGAATGGTGTATTACCTAAAAATGCAAAAGAAATCTTTAATCAGACAGATGCTATCACAGAAGCTTTTAAGGATATAGATCCAGAAACTAAGAAGTTAATTGATCAGTATACTGGTGGCAGAGGTATACCTGCTGATCCTGACGCTGACTATTTAAGAGAGAGTGGGGCAGCGACTGCTACATTTCCTGCTGCAACCACTGCAACTAACTATAATTATGGAGAATTAACTGGAAGTCCTTTTGATAATACTGCACAACCTGCACAACCTGCTACAGTTGACCCTGATGCAGATTATTTAAGAGAGAGTGGGGCAGCGACTGCTACATTTCCTGAAAGGGCAAAGGTAGAACAAGTTAGACCTGCTTTTGATGCTAGTGTATTAGGTACACCTGTAACCCCAGATCAATTTGTTCCTGACTACGGTTTTGACGATGAAGCTCAAAAGCAAGCTAGAGAAGAACGAATGAGAGATAGAAGATCTCCTATAACAAAATTTCGTACACCTATAGAAGAGGTAGAAACAAAATCTGGTGTGGAGCAAGATAGAAGAATAAAACAAAAACCTGCCTACACAGCAGGGGATGATCCTAGTGCAACTTATGATCTTCCTCAGGATGACGATAGAGAAGAAACAGGAACATATGATCCATCATTTGATCCTCCAACTCCTAGTTATGCACAGCCATCATTTACACCTGCACAACAATCAACTGCCTATACACAAAGTGCTGTATCTGATTTTCAAGATAGACCAGAACAGTTTGGATTTGGTGGTAGAGGATTCTATGTAGGTGGTGTACCCACTAAACCTATGAAGCCACAAAAACTAAAGAAAGGTGGTTTAGCTAAACCTAAAGTTAAACCAAAAAGAATGAAGAAGGGTGGACTAGCTTCTAAAAAATAAGTTCACAATATGTTGGCTACCTAACTCCCCACTAACATGGCATACAGTTAGCCCTAACGAAAGGTAAGTAAAATGGCAGAAGCAAAAGTAATGGTGCAAGAGACAACACCAAAAAAAGTAATGTCTCTAGCATCTCGTAAGTATTCACGAGAAGATAAAATAAAAAAAGACGAAGAGGAATTAAATCAACTAATTGCAGAGCAAAAAGGTGAAGTGACAGAAGAGGTACAAGCAGAACCCGAACCTACATCTGCAGAGGAGAGAACTTTTAAGAAACGCTATGGTGATCTTAGAAGACACTCACAACAAAAGGAAGCTGATCTGCAGGAGCAGATAAACAGTTTAAAAACACAGCTTGATGAAGTTACTAAAAAAGAAATCAAGCTACCAAAGTCAGACGAGGACTTAGAAGCATGGGCAACTAAACATCCTGACGTAGCAGCAATAGTTGAAACTATAGCTATCAAGAAATCTAAGGAGCAATCTAAAGATCTTGAAGACAGGATTAAAAAAATAAACGAGATGCAAGAGTCTGCTACTAAGGAGAAAGCAGAGGTAGAACTACTGAAGCTACACCCTGACTTTGTAGAGATACGTGAGGACGATGAGTTTCATAACTGGGCTGAAGATCAACCTAAGTGGGTACAGCAAGCTCTTTATGAAAATGATGATGATGCAAAGTCTGCAGCTCGTGCTATAGACTTATACAAAGCTGATAAGGGTATTACTAAAAAGAAAGCAAGCACATCAAAGGATGCTGCATTTGCTACAAATACCAAAGCATCACGATCTAAACCTCAGACAAATGATCAGTCATCATATCTGAGGGAATCACAAGTACAAAAGATGTCAGCACAGGAGTACGAGAAACGGCAAGAGGAGATTATGGAAGCAATACAGACAGGTAAGTTTGTATATGATGTTTCTGGATCTGCACGATAAAAAAGTTGACATTTAAAAATTTATACATATAACTATGTATAATACGTAAATACATACACATAGCCCCTTTATGGACACCTAAAGTGTGTATTTTTATCACAAAAGACAATGCGATGAGACTTACCTAGTTTGTCTAGCCCAGTGTGTACAACTGCACCTAGAACTAAATTAGCCCCGAATCAGAATTGTAATTTGTATCTGTGACCTTGAAAAGTAAGGAGGAACGACTATGGCTTTTCAAACTGCTGCAGGGCATACCAGTTTACCTAATGGTAACTTTAGTCCTGTCATATATTCCAAACAGGTACAGCTTGCTTTCCGTAAGTCATCTGTTGTGGAAGGGATCACAAACTCTGATTATTTTGGTGAGATTAGTCAGATGGGTGATACCGTTAAAATTATCAAAGAGCCAGAAATTACTGTAAAACAGTATGCTCGTGGCACACAAATCACACCTCAGGACTTGGACGATGAGGATTTCTCTCTAGTTGTTGACAAAGCAAACTACTTTGCATTTAAAGTTGATGACATTGAGGAAGCTCATTCACATGTCAACTTCCAATCTCTAGCTTCCGATAGAGCTGCTTACAGACTTTCAGATCAGTACGATCAGGAAGTTTTAGGCTACCTATCAGGGTTTAAGCAGTCTTCTTTGAACACTGTAGCAGGGACAGCTAACGATGTAGTCAACGGTACAAAAGCTGTGTCAACTGCAGGATCAGACGAACTACTTAGCTCTATGCTAGTAGACGCTGCCGACTTCAACGGTGGTTCAGCAAACAACTCTATTGTTGTTCAGCCAAGAGGTATGGGTGACGGTGTTAATACCACTGCTGCACATGCTACACCTCTAGCTGTCATCAACAGAATGTCAAGAAAGCTTGACCAACAGTTTGTTGACAAAGAGGGAAGATGGCTTGTAATCGACCCAGTCTTTGCTGAATTGCTAAAAGACGAAGATTCCAGAATTATGAATGGTGACTTTGTTTCTTCAAAGGACGAACTCAAAAATGGAATGATCTTTGGCAACTTGCATGGCTTTAAAGTGTACATGTCTAACAACCTACCTGCGAAGGGTAATGGTCCTACAGGAGCAACTGCTACTGGATCATCACACTACGGAGTGATAGTTGCAGGACATAGTTCAGCAGTAGCCACTGCAGAGCAAATCAACAAAACAGAGACATATCGTGACCCTGACAGCTTTGCTGACATCGTCAGAGGTATGCATCTCTATGGACGTAAAATATTACGACCTGAAGCACTTACTCGTGCTTTTTATGTATCTAAATTCTAAGGAGTATTGAACTATGGCTACTTTTGACATGACCTCAAAAGACACTGCAGGAGTTAGTTCAGACTCTATAGCAGTGAATCAGGCTTCAAGAGCAGGTACATCCATGCGAATGGTAGAAGCTATTTTGGATATTTCTAAAATAACTAACTACTCATGCACAAATGGTGATATCTTTCAGCTTCTTGAAATACCTGCAGGTACATTTGTTCTTTTTGCAGGAGCAGAAGTTCTAACTGCCTTTGATGGTACATCACCAACTGTGGACATCGACTTTGCCGCAGGTGATGACATCATCGATGGTGGTGATGTGTCTTCTGCAGGTTTCCTAGCAGAGGGTACTAATGGACAGGCTAACGATGTTGTAACAGGTGCTGCATCAACATTCACACAACACGTCACAACTACTGACACTATTGATGTGAAATTGATTGCAGGTTCTGCTGATGTTACAGCAGGTAAGCTAAGAGTGTATGCATGTATCATTGACACCAATGGTGAGCATAAGCAATTAGCTGATGAAGTTGACAGGGATCAACTTGCCTAAACTATAATTTAGGGGGCAGGTGAAAGCTTGCCCTCTATTTTAATATAAAGGAATACTAATGGCAGATACAGTCACATCACAAACAATTTTAAATACACCTTACAGATTAGTTATGAAGTTTACCAACGTAAGTGATGGCACAGGAGAAAGTGCTGTTAACAAAGTAGATGTAAGCACATTTACTGCAGGGGAAAAAGCTGCAACATGCACAGGTGTAACGATAGATAGAATACATTTTGTAAATGACGGAATGAAAGTACAAATACTTTGGGATGCTTCATCAAATGTAGAAGCATACAAACTATTAGATACTGAAGGATATTATGACTTCTCACATTTTGGTGGATTACAGAACAATGCAGGTTCAGGCAAAACAGGTGACATATTGTTTACAACTGTTGGACATGCTAACACGGAAACATATAACATCATACTAGATATGACAAAACAATCCTAAGAGGATAAAATGTCTGGAACATATCTAACACTTACAAACAGCACACTAGCAAGACTAAACGAGGTGCAGTTAACTTCATCTAACTTTAGTAATGCTAGAGGTATACAGGTGCAAGCACAAAATGCTGTGAATGAATCTATAAGATATATTAATCAAAAAGAATATAACTTTCCATTTAATCACGCAACTGAAACAAAAACTTTAACAGCAGGGTCAGTTAGATATAGCTTGCCTACATCAACTAAACATGTAGACTACAATACATTTAGACTAGTTAGAGATGAAGATTTAGCAACAAGTGGTGGTAAGTTATCTATTATTCAATATAACGATTACATAAATCAGTTTGTAACTCAAGAAGATGAAATAAACACAACAACACTAGATGGTTCACTAACAGACTCAGCAACTACAATAACTGTAGT